GACTACTTCGTCTGTTTCAAAGGAGAGATCATCTATTTCTGCCATTTACTTAGTATCCAAAAGTTGAGTCTGACATCTGAAAGCCAGAGTTTTGTTTTGCTGGGTTAAAGTCCCAGATTGAACTACGGGGTCTAGTCATTATACCGTAACGTAGTGCGTCATACAAGTGATCTTCAGCATTTGTATCAACGTCTTCAGGGTTCTTCTTATCTAGCGGGATGCTGGGTAGCTGCGCTATCGTATTGGTGCAGGTGGAGAAGAACACAAGTCTTGGTAGTTCAGTGAACTCATCCACCTGCAAACGGCGGTGAATCTCGTTCTTACCTGCAACCCTTGAGCCACGAGAGCGATCAGAAGGCCTCCAACGGCAACCCTTCATGTTCATCTGCTCTGCCAGTGACGGGCCAGTATCACCTCTTTTATGCCAGAGGGACGAGTCTAACACGCCGTATCGTATAGTTCCGTCTTCTGCTTCAGCATCTAAGATAAGATCAGCTAAATCTGTAGCAGTAACCTTAGAACAATAAAGCTCTCTGTATACAACCAACTGTTCGTTTGGTGCAACAGCGAACCAGAGTACTCCTGTGTAGGAGCCGTAACCATAGTCGCAAGCTCTAAACTTAGGCCAGGAGTCAGGGATGTCGATAGGGTCAACAACGTGAATGATTCTATTAAATTCAGGGAACGCTGCTCCTTCGTTAACATCCCAGTTACCTTCAAGCAGTTGCTTGCGTTGGTGTTCTGGTAGGGACAGAAGCATTGCTTCGTAGTCACCAGTGTCTGCTAGATAAGGGTTGTCAAACAGACTAGCAGGGATAAACCTGCGCTTAAATAACGGTTCCCCTTCACGGCTATGCCCTCTAGGGAATGTGATAGTTTCACTTGTCTCAATGTTCGTAGCCCAGAAAGCCTTATTAGAAGGCGCAGGATCAATGAACATCTTCTTAACCCATGCATGACCACTTCCACCAGGGTTAGTAGTACCACGCATGTACAAACCTAAACTACTACTGTGGGCAGACCTCAAGCGACTTCGCATGTAGTCCCACGCATAAGGTGTAGGCCACTGAGTTAGTTCGTCGAACCCGATCCAGTTAAACGCTTGACCTTGGTAACGAGTAACGTCCATGTCTTTGTCAAGGTACGACATCCAAAGCCTACCGCCCCTTGGACTAATCCACTGACTCTTACGCTCAGACCACTTAATACCTGGAACGGCTTTAGGATATAACTCTTGGCTTTTCTGTATAAGCTCACGTAGTTCTTCCGTAGTATGGCGTACTAGCAACCCACTAAAGTTAGGGTCATTTAAACCGTGAAGTGGGTCAGCTAGCATAGCATAACTTTTGCCACCGCCAGCCGCCCCACCATACAAAACTTCCCTTTCAGATGCGCTTAGGAAGCTTGTCTGTGGTCCTGGGTTTGGCTTGAATACTACTTCTTGAGCAATATCAATATCAAACTCAGGAGCTTTTACTTGTGCTGCTACAGTCTCTACTACAGGCTCACTCTTTTGGGGGGATGATACGGTAGGCTCCTATGTTTTCTTCTTCGAGCCTTTTGATCTCCTGTAGCGTTTCTTCGAGCCGCTTGGCAAGCTTGCGCTTAATTGTAGCTGCTTTCTTACGTCTTCGCTCAATGTCTACCCTTTTCTTTAAACCCATATGTGAGATGTATCGGCCTGTCTGTCTGTGTAGCCATATAGCAACTTCACGGTAACCATACTGCTTTAAGTGACGCTTTGCAAGCTCTAATGCTTCTAACTCATCTGGTATGGGTTCTAATAGTTTTTCTTTCTCAGGGTGTACTCTGTATCCGAAAGGCACGGTGCGTGTTGTTCTAGCTATTACGTGCCACTGTCTCTCTTCACCTTTGTGTGGTTTGGGTAGCTCCCAATACCCCAAAGATTCACGATTCATTACTACTCGTTTTTACCTTCCTTAGATGGCAGGATAAACACCCCACCACTGCTTGAACCTACATCAATCTTGTCTACCTTACCTAAACCTGCACGATCAAGTAAGTCTTTAGCTGCTGACATCTTATCACGAATACCTAGTTCAGTAGGATCATATAAAGCACCAACCATAGCCATAGCTGCTTTAGGTGCAGTACGAGCAAAGTAAGTACGTGTCTTATCTGCGATCTCATCCTTAAGCGATTCTACGATAGCACCTGTGCTAGATGCTTCACTGTACCCTGCCAACTTCTTAGCAGCAACTACGTCACCACCTGCTTCATCAAACAGTACTTCTAAGAACCGCTGTTGGTTTTCTGTTAGTTGTCTGGTCATTGTAACGTCCTTAAGTAAATTAAACCTACAAAGCTACCTGTAATAACGATGAACAGTACAAAACCTGCTCCCCATTCTATTAACTTACGCTGCATCTCTATACGTTTATGATCGTGTTCTTTCTTTTGTTTACGAATATCAGCCTCAATACGTAGAAGCTCATCCCAGTGTGAAGGACCATACATAACACAGATGTAATCCTTCAGTTCCTTACGCATAGACTCAGCTTTCTTCTTAGCTGCGAATATCTGCATTGCTTCTGCTTGAACGCCACCACCAAGGGTTTTATACCAAGGTGGTTTAGCGTTCTGTCTGTCAGCGAAGTCTAAGTCACTTATAGCACCAGCCCACTGTGTAAGCTGACCGCTCATGTCTTGTAAGTCCTTACCTACCGCAATACCCTTCTTAAGAGCGTTAAATGCGGTAGTTGCTAAACCTATAGCGGTTACTGGATCTATCACTGTAGGAACCCCCTCTTCTAAGTCCACTACCTGTTTGTCTATCTGTATCACCTGATGATACATTAGCTAAAACAGCTAAACTTAGAATAAGGGGAAACTCCTTATTTAACCTCACTGTTCGTTGCCGTATACACGATTGTATATCTCTCCTCTTGATATACCTATATCGTGTAGTTCTTTGTTAGACATATTCTTTAAAACCCAGTAGTCTGCTCTACGCTGCTGATGGTTCTGAATACGTGTTAATAAATTCTTAAACATTGCACTATCTCCTTTTTGCTATGTGCGTGGAGATAGTTATACTTATATATTAGTTACGTAGTAGATATAAAATGCACATACCCGTTATGCAAACCTATTAGGGCTAAAATACTCTTTACCTGATAAGAAGACCTCTAAGCTACCACTACTACCATCAAACGCTGTTATCTTATCACCTGAGTGTAAGTATATCCTGTCTGACGTTATAACGTTATACACATCTTTACCTGCTATAGACTTATCATTTAAGATGTGGTGATACGTATTTGTTTCTGCGTGATACCACTGTAAGCTTATATTATGATTAGCGGTATCCCCATTCGTTATATGCAAGAAGTCTATCTCTGCATCAAAGTTATTAGGACACGTATATACAACATTAGAACTAGCACCGCCTGAAGTAGCGGTAACTGTCAAACCTTTTGTTACAGTGTTATATGCGCGAGCTAAAACCATTACTTCTTCTTAATAGCTTTCTTGACAGTCTTAACTACCCAAGCCTCATTTACATCAGGTGTACTGGGATCATCAGCAATGAAGTGTCCATTCTCGTCACGTGCACGTACCATTTCCAAAGACTCTTCATGTTCAGGCTCCTGCTTCTTTGTAGCTCTCTTTGTGCGGGGCTTAGGTGTTGCAGTCATAGCTGCTTCAGCTTCTTGACAGATAGATGTTACGTTAGGGTCTTTACTCTGCACGTTACCGTAGTTGTCTTCACCTGCAGCTTGATTACCTGTAGAGTCCCACACATAGCCATGCTCATCTACTGTGTAGCCTTTATCTTCAAGTGCTTCTTTGTATTTATGGTAGTACTTCATTACTTGCCCTTCTTTACAGGACGTGCTGCTGGTACATCTGCGCCACACAAGCCACCCTTGTTGTAGCCCTTCTTCTTAGACATACCACCATAGGCCATACCAACACCCATCATGTCTTTCTTCTTTTTGCTCATGCCACCCATCATGTAACCCATCTTCTTAGCTACTTCTGGTGCTTCTTTCTTTAATGCTTTCATGCCTTTGTTCATTGTACTATAAAACCTCTTCCATCATTGTTTCTTTACAATCCCATGCTTGACAGGACTTCTCTTGGCTACAAACAAACTTAAACTTACTACAAGCGCCTAAGCCTGACTCAATATTTAATGACTTGAGAGTACGTGCACGGTTGTCAAAGTAATCACAGTTACCACAAGTCTTAAGAGCAGCAGTCTCAGTATCTTTATCCCAAGCCTTGCCTAACTCTTCTGCAGAATCACCATACATCCAGTATGTCTCTGCACGGTCACGATTCTTAGGGTCTACCTCTGGTGGCTCCCCAAGCATTAAACTCATCATCATACTACTTCCTATACTTAGCTGTCTTCTTAGCTATCTTCTTGGGTTGAGATACAAACTGCTTACCTGCCTTCGTACCCTTACGCTTAGCTGCACTTGTAGCAGCGTATTCAGCAGGTGTAAGAGCATCCCTAGCTTTCTTGGGTAGGTAACGCTCACCTGTAGCTTTCTTACCTTGAGTAGAGGGCTTACCTGACTTAGTACCCCACTTCTCTTTACCCCACTTCTTGAGTGACTTCTGAGGAGCTTTCACGACTTGTAGCCCCCACCCTTAGCTTTATATTGCTTAGCTACCATCTGAGCTTTACGTGCTGACCACTGTCCAGGCTTTCCACCCTTACCACCAGCCTTTACTTTAGCTACGAGGTTCTTACGCATAGTAGGCTTAGTGTAGTTACCTGCAGCGTTAACTGTACTCTTACTCTTCTTTTGCATTGTTAAACACTCTTACTAATTTGATGACACTGAGGCATAGCATATACACCCTGCTGCATCATGTTAGCTGCTAACTGTTTAGTTTCATTAACACATGACTCTTTACTGTAGAACACATCAGGCTTAGCTAATATCTGACACGACATAGCTGAAGGATTAGCACACATTAATATGATACCTACCCACATATGCTAAGCTACAATAAAGTTAACTATCTGACCGTCAGGCTTACGTAGCTTATTAGGGTCAGGGTTATACGCATACATCTGATTCACTAACTTAAGATCCTCTACTGGTGTGTCAGGCGTAACTAAGTTAGGCTCTGGCTTCTCTTCTACGTTATTCCTGTGTGACCTATCTTTATCAGCTTTCTCAAACACGATATTCTCATGTGTCTGGAAAGGCATACTAGGTAACGGAAAGTGAGATATCAGAGTCATTCTACTGTAGGCTCCTTAGTGCCAAACACTCTCTCATAAGTCATATCATTGCTGTACTCTTCAGCCCACCTATTCTCAGTAAAGGTAGCAAACTCTATAAGAGCCTCTATGTCAATATCCATAGAGTTTATATACGTCTTCATATCTACAACATCTTGCTGTAATACCTCAATAGTGTGGGCCTGTTTGGATACCCACCACACAGCAGCTACAAGCTGTATAGCCATCGCTGCTACAAGTGCTACAGGGAGTTTAAGATCACTCATCGCTACCACTTAACCTTGTCAGCCCAGTATGCTGCGCTAGTCTTGCCTTTAGCAATGTTCTTAGCATGGCGAGCTTTAAAAGACTTCTTACGTGCTTTCTCTCCTGCTGACTTAGGGTTTTTACCTGCACCACTAACTCCTTGCTGACCAAAACGTATAGTCTTAATAGTGTTACCCTCTTTAGCTACAACTACGTGTGACTTAGTAGGGTGATCAGGAGTACGCTTAGGCTTGTTAAACCCACTGACACCAGCACGTTCTAGTCTAGAATCTCTAGCCATACTACTTCTTTCCAGCTTTACTATTACGAGGAAAACTACGATTAGCTTTCTTAGTCGTTACCCGTAGATTAGACTTAGAGTTATCGTGAGGATTACCATTCTTGTGGTCAACATCCTTACCATCACCCTTCTTAACTCTACCAGAAGCTTCTAACTTACGTCTAGCTTTCTTACGGGCAGCATTACGAGCTAACTCTCTAGGAGTACTCTGTAGTTGTCGCTCTCTCTTGTAGTCTCTACCTGCCATACTCTCGCTCTCTATCAGGGTCTAACACCTCGTAACGCTTTAAGTGACCCTCTAAATACATAGCTCTCTCTACGTGATCTAACGTGTACCACTCACCAGTACGAGCATGTATGGCTTCACGTACATAGAATACATCTGACTTAGGTATATGTACCTTACGCATAGCACGGGTATCATTGTCAGCTAAAGCGTTGTAGAAGTCTGTTAAAACATCTTCTGATGCATATAGTTGTACTTGTTTATGTTTCATTGTCAAGGGAAAAGTTTATTAAAGCAAAATACGTGCTGCAAATAACTAGTTGTTACATTGTAATTGTTACAGAGAGAGGGAGAGGAGACACACAGTTACAACATATATGTAGCTACTCACAGCACGTAGTCACAATAGTATTATTGCTTTTATGATTTGTGACTATGTATAGTTTAACATTAATGTAATAACTCTGTCAAGTACAAATATCATTATTGTTACTTATGTAGTTATTACATTAGAGTTTAATGACCTATGTCCACTATCATAAATAACACACTAAGTTAAACATTAATGTAATAACTATCTTTTATCTTTACTTCTTTAATGTAATAACTTTTATGTAATAACTATCTTTAGTGTAACTACTTTATAAAGTTATTACATTAATGTTTAACTTAGCCCCCTACCCCCATAGTTATAGGAAAAAGCAATACCTTGTCAAGAGAAAAATGTATATGTTACATAAAAAGTGATCTATTGTTTCAGTTTGTAACATAAAGTTACTACATATCATGCTTTGCAAACATGCAATACCGACCTTGCAAAACTGCAAAGTACTACTTCCTGGTATACTGGGTCCGTTTTACCCCGTGTGTGTATTTGTGTATATACGTATAACGTACACCCCCCACGTGGCCCACGCCCCACCCCCTTCGATAATGCTAAGTGTTTGATTTTATTGGTTAAACTATTCTTATATGCGTTTCGATAAGCTGAGATATTATTTATTGTGCTGTAAATGCTAGGCTAATGTGTTGTTTTCATTATGTTTTACTAGTGATATATCATCATTGGTCTACGTATTATGTTAAATTACCCTACCCCCTAAAATGTTATGTTATAACATACCCTAGACGTGCATAACACACACTGACATACCCCTTTGTGATCACATTCCTATAGCCTAGCATTATTTGTGATCACAAACAGTTACTCGCCTTTAAGTTACTGCAATCCTGGTTATACAACCTAAAGTAGAGCTTATATAAGTATAATGTGTGATAAGCTTTTATGCTGTCACTTATCCAAGGTTAAACTATTTGTTTTTGTTTATTATCAATAACTTATAAGAAAGTTTATCAAATAGCTAAAATAATTGTTGCAATATTCAAATCAATCTGCGCATAGTTATTACATCGAAAGCGACAAGAAACAAACGCACAAGGTAAGACCTAGCAAAGTTTCAGCGTCCTAGACGGTCAAGCCGCATAGAAGAGCCGCACAAAAGATAAGACTAAAAATTAATACTTGACTAAGCAAACCGAATCAGTCCACGATAGGGCAAGCAAAACAGAAAGGTAA